TCACTTCCGCAAGCACTCCCAAGCCCGCTTACTGGAGACCTCTCGCCTTTCTGCTCTCCAACGGTTGCCCTGGGAGTTAGAGTAACCTCCGGCACGCAAGCGGTTATCAATCCATTCAATACGATCCTTGTAGCGCTTGCAAACGGCGGCCTTGCGCTTTTGATCCTGCTTCTTCTGAGCATTCGCCCTGGCGCGACTGGACGAAGATGAACTACGCCGCTCCCCTTGGCCAAGACGCTCTATCGCCCTCTGAGCGCCAACATTACTCCCCATTGGAACAATCGTCATACCAGGAGGGATGACTCGCTTGGCACGCTCATCTGACCTTGAGTCCGAGTAATGAGTCACCCCATTTTCGTCCACCCACTTGTACATGGCTTGAGCCTGGGCAGTTAAAGGGGCTGTGCTTAGAAGGTACAACAAGCAAATAAAGCTTCTGCGAAGAAACATCATCCACTCCTTTGAATGTTACCTAGCAAGCTTAACGAATCTGTCGCTAAAGTGGTAACAAAAGCAGCTGCTCAAAAGTGTCCACAAAGTGTCAACGCAACTGTGTTTTTGAGTGGTTATTTGTGGAATGCCGTTTTTGTAAGCGGCTGTTTTATGGAGCATTGTGGTTTTCTGTGGGCGTGAAAATAGGTGCGGCATCGGGTTCAATTCCCGCCGTCTCCACCACCTTGCAAGAGAAAAGCCCCTGATTTCAGGGGCTTTTTTCGTTTCTGGATTCCTGTTTTTTCGATTGTTGCCAACATTTTGCCAACATAGGGCCATGTTTGATGGCATCCTTTAAGTGATCCGGTGCCAAATGCGCATAGCGCATAGTCATATTGATGGTTGAATGACCCAGGATCTTTTGTAACGTCAGAATATCCCCACCGTTCATTACAAAGTGACTAGCAAAGGTATGCCTAAGAACATGGGCAGCCTGCCCCTTGGGCAACTGAATACCTGACTTAACCAAAGCACGGCGAAATGCAGAAAGGGAAAAACTGAACTGACCATACTCCTTTAAATGCACCTGGATCTCCGCGAACAGTTCCGAGCTAACCGGCACGCTCCTGGACTTACCGCTTTTCGTGTTCACAAAGGTCAACTTGCCTTTCTGAACGTGTCGGGGCAGCAAATTCTCAGCCTCGCCCCAACGGGCTCCAGTAGCAAGGCAGATTCTTGTCAACAAATGGACGTGCGGGTTCTGACTGAACCCCTCAATTGTTTCCAACAGCAGGCCGATCTGCTCTGTGGTTAACCAAGATAGCTCGATCTCATCCAGCCGGATCATCTGGATATTCCGGAGCGGGTTATCAAAGTCAGTTTCACCCAGTCGTTGCAGCTCGTTATAGACAGCGTTCAGGTAACCAAGGTGGTTGTTCAACGTCTTCTCACTTGTACCTTCCTGGAGCTTATAAGACCGATAAGCCAAGAATTCAGATGGGCGGAGATTACGGGCTACCGGATTTCCTAACCAGGCAGCCATTGAATCCAGGCATCGCTTACGCCGCTCGCCATCTTTCAGGTGAACACCTTTGGCATTGAACCAGAGCCGCACCAACTCTATCAGTCGCCGGTTGTCTTTCTTGGATGGGTTCCAGTCTTTGGTTTTCTCTTTCTGGCCCAGAATATATGCCTCAAAGCGCCTTGCTTCGATCTTGCTAGCGAACCGTTTTCGAATACGACGAGAACCACGTCCATCGAGGAGTACGTCTACCTGCCATCGTCCCGATGGTAGCTTTTTGATCATGCCGCCACCTTCGTTAACAGTCGTCGTTTCGTGAGTCCGTCCTGGACGAGCTGGAACAGCTCGTTTTCGTAGATCTCCCGTCGTCGGTAGTAATTACACAAGTCCTCCCAGAGTCCGGATTTCTTGAGGCAATCCCAAGCCTGTCGGGCGTTGAATCGGTTGCGTGCATAGATGCTCAGGAGATTGCCGAACGCGAGAGATACGTTCTTTTCGTTGCCGCAACCGGGTTCCTTTTTTGCGCGTTTGTACATGAGATCCGGGGCTGTGTAGCCAAAGCCGATATCGTCCCGCAGTTTCGTCCAGATGGGGTGCACCCACTCGCGTTTGACTTCGTAGCGGTTGGATTTCAGAGCGTATTGCCACAGGCCAGTCAGGTGCGGTACCGCATCCATGTAGGTGTAAATCGGTTTCATGCCACTGGTGCCCTGGGAGATCTCGTTGACGATCCGGTGATGAAAGCGGATTTCCAAACGCCAGACGGGCTTTTCAGGGTCATAACAGGTATCCGGGAAGGTATGTTCATTCACTGCGCATTCCCAGATGGATTCCATGAAGGCGCGCTTGTCGCTGACGTCAATTTCTTTGGACTTGTCGTACAGGCAGACCTGCAGGCTGTTGGCTTTTCCGAAAGTGTAGGTCTCACCCCGTCCGTTGATGGTACTGCCATCCAGACCTTTGAAGATGAGGTCACTCAGGCCGTTGTGGACGCTGATGGTTTTGGCGCGGGTGACGAAGTGTTGCGCAAAGTCCTGGGGCGGTTCCCAGCCCTGAAAATCCACCGCGAGGTGTAGCGCAATGCCAACGGGTTTGATGCCTTTGAGGAAGAACATGCCCCACTCTGCCAGTTCGTCATGTATCTGCTGGCTGGAACGCTCATAAAGCCATCTGGGGGAGGTTTCGATTTTGAGGTGGGTGCCGGGGTTCTCTGCATCGGCATAGAAGCTCTGCAGGAGGATGGTTAGCCCATATTCCCGGTTCTGCAGGATGTATTTGAAGCCACCGCGTCTACCGGACTGGACTTTGAACTCTACCCCTTTGACCGTGATAGTAGCGTCATAGCTTTCATTATAGGCTTCGACGATCTGGGCCAGCGGTTCCGGTTTCAGACGTCCCTCGAACAGTTGGCGCACGGTGTCCACGCCAGTCCAGAGGACATCCACGCCTTGTAAATTGATTTGTTGACCCTCAGGCCCGATGAACAGGTCCCCTTTGCCTGTTTCACCAGTTGTAATGTCGAGTCTCTCAAAATCTTTGATTTTCATCTGTGGCTCACTGTGGGTCTGTGTGTTCCAAAATCGACTTCCGTCGTTTTCTATGAGACGTGTTACAGGGACGTCTCTCGCCTGCCGGCGGCGTGTGGCTGGGGCAAGCCTTCCACCCACACGCCACCGCCGGCCCTCCGCTGGTCATGGGGCTTAAAACTTCAATGCCTGGGTTTCTGCACGGATCTGGAGGGCTTGCAGGGTGCGTTCGTGCGCACTGCTGGACTGCGTGTTTTCCGCGCCCTGGTTGTTACCTGCCCGAGCAACTTGGCTCGGTTCCCGGGTCGGGTCCCAATACCCGTTAGCCACTATCTGGCGGCACTGATCCTCTGGAACGTCCAGGGGCGTGGCTTGCTGGGTATAGCACCGGCATTGGCGGGTTTTCTCGCGTAGGAGGCACTGTGGCCTAGGGAAGTCGCGCACTTCATACACGTCATCATAGGCCGGTGCAGAGTGCGGGATGCCTTTGACCCTGGGTGACCACCGTTCCAGGTACTGTTCCCGTGTGATGGGCCCCTCTGCCTGGCGTTTCGGGGCCGGGCTGAACGTGGTGACCGCTTTCTGTATCGGGCTTTCTTCTGAGGGCTTCTGGGAGGCGCTGCCGAATCCGGTTATGGCGGTATAAAACAGGGTGCCGGTCACGAGGACCATTCCGAGCAGTCCCCAGACGAGCCAGGGGATTTTGCGTTTATGGGTGTGTACTTCGGCGCTCTTGTAGAGGCCATAAAGTTTCTTGTTAAAGCGTTTCCGGGTTTTCGTCGCGGCTTTCTGAGCAAAGTAGTCGTTGGGGTCGTCCGCGCATTCCTGGAAGGTGAAGCGAGTGGCAGACTGGAGACCGAATTGACGCTTGAAGTGGAAGTGCTGGCCAACGAGGCGCCTCACTTTAGTGTCGATCAGTTTGGGGTGCTGGGTGATCAGTACGAGGTCGATGCCCAAGTGCCGGTGGGTGTTCAGCTGCCGGATATGCTCGGGCACTTTGCTGCCGAATTTCTCTGGTGGGAACAGGTCCTGGCATTCGTCCAGGATGATGACGGACCCATGGGGCAAGTCATACCAGGCTTTCGCCTGTTCCAGGTCGAGGGTTTGCCAACCAAGGGCTTTGCCGGGTTCAAGCAACGTGATGTTGTAGACGTAGACCGCCCGTTCCTGGAAGGCGGGATCATTCAACACCAGGTCGATGGCGTTGAGCGTTTTGGAGGCTCCGGGGGTGCCGGTGATAAGAGTTATCATGGGCAAAGCTCCAGCGTGTCCAGATATGTGACGGTGTCAATCATGCCCTGGGCGTAGGCCAGCTCGGCAACAACCCAGCACAGCAGGACGGTGGGGGCGACGTCGGTCACCAGCCACCACGCGATGTTTTCAAGTCGGTGTCGAAGTTTCATGGTCACGCCTCGAAGGGTCCGGGTTTTTTCCAGACGGGTTTGCGCAGTCGATCCCCGGTTCCGGCGTTCTTCAGGACCAGCGCCGCTGCAAAGGCTGCAAACAAGATTTTGATACCCTGAGGAAATCCGGCGATGGCGAGAATCTGATACAGCTCGGTACCGAGGTTGTTGAAGCGGTCAAAGATGAACTGTTCCGCTTGCTCAACGCCCAGGGAGAGGCCTACATAGGTCACAAACCCGAGGCCGATGGCTCTCATAAGCTTGCTGACCACCCAGGGGATGGCAGATACGATGATGGCCCAGATAAACTGAATCAGTGGCATGGGTTCTCCTTATGCGGTCAGTGTGCGAGCGATGGCCATGCCACCGATGAAGGTGAACAGAAACAGAACCAGGGGGTTGAGTTCTTCGGCCAATTCACAGAAGGGGTCGTATTGCAGCTGGTAGGTGCCGAGACTTAACCGGAGTTCACGGGGCTGTGGGCACTGGCCCTGGGCGGGATTGGATACGTTGGTCCAGTCACCGAGTTTTTCCGCCACGTTGATTTCGCCAAGGTCATCGGTCAGGTCGAGGCTTTCATCCCCCAGATTCCCCACACCCTGGGTGTTCTGGTTGAGGAAGCCTTCGGCTTTTTCGCTGGCCTCGTGGATCAGGCACCGGTTTTCCCAGACTTCACGGACAATGCCGCACTGGATGGCGTCGCCGCTGCAGGTAGGAGGGCTTTCACAGGCGTTGGAGCCGTACTCGCCCTGGTCTTCTTCGCCGTCGCCATCCCCGGTACCACCTCCACCACCGCCGCCATTTCCATCACCGTCACCAGACCCATCACCGCCCGATCCGTCCCCATTACCGCTTCCAGATCCATCGCCTTCACCTTCGCCACCACCACCGCTTTCGGATTGGTTACCACCCTGTCCATCAGGGCCTTTGGTGCCCGCATCTAATCCATCCGTCGGGGTGCTGGATGGAACACAAACGTTAGTGCCATTAACTTGCCCATAGGTGGTGCCGGTGGGGCAGCTGCCGCCGTCCTGTTTATCCATGTCCAGGCAGTTGCCCTTGCTATCTTTGACATCGCACTGTTCTGGGGGATTTTCGTAGTCAGCAGGATCTTCAGACGTCCAGGGTTGGCCAAGCCCTGTGCACTCCTGAGCGTCATACATGGACGTTTGACCATCCAATTTTGAGAAGTTAATGCCACAGGTGTAAGCACAGCTGTTCACGTTGTAGACGCCAGCACCACCACCCACCGCACCGCCGGAACTCATGATTGAACCGCCGGGTATGGTGTCTGTTTTACAATCGGGCGGGATTCCGCAAACCATCTGGCCGCTAAGTGGATCTTCATAAAGCGTATTTGGAGGCTCACACTCTGGCGGTGGGTCGTAATTCCAAGCTGCACCAGTCTGTTCCACGCCCAAATTGTTACGGATAACCTCAACAATAGCGGGCTGTCCATTGGAGAGTTGATCCACGCAGGAAAAGGTATAACTAGGGTGCGACTGTTTAGGGGCAATGTAGTTTTGACATGCGGTGAGAGCTTCTGATTTAGTTCGGGCGCTGGCCTCAAAAGAGACCAAGCAGAGAAAAAGAAGAAAGGTTCGTTGCAGAGTGAATCGCATAGAGCCACCAATAAAAAAGGGCCGCATAAAACGCCTACCCAGTCGCCACCCACAAACAAGCAATAAGAGCCAACAAGGCCAGGTAATACGGATCATTGAAGAACACACCGGTTTTCTCCCTGTCATGATCAAAAAAGGCGGGCCGTGGCCCGCCCTTCTGGGTGTGGTTGCCCGCTTCGGATTAACCGAAGAAGGTGGCCTTTACCCATTTAATGCCCACTGCGATAACGGCCAGGCCGATCAGGGCACCGCCTACCAGGGTGATATCAGCACCCACGGCGTCCATATCGGTCTGAAAATCCGTGGGCAGGATCGACGCCTGTGCGGTGAGGGTTGCGCCAGTCGCCACGATGGCTGTTCCCACTTTGGCGGCGGTGCGGCCAAAACGGCTACGGGCCATTGCCCAGGCTTTGCCGTCCGGTTCTTTCTGCATGTCGATGATGCGGGACATGGTGGTTTCCTCTCTGGATTGAGTTCAGGTATTAAACATGCGGCGGATGAGGCGAACCCCAAACGCCACCACAAACCACATCACGAAGGTCCCAGACAGGTCGCTGAACTCCTCACGTGACATGGTGAACGCCTCCCGGTATTGGGTGGCGAACTCGGCGACCTGGACGACTTGCCATGAGCCACTGCACTGGGGGGTGCCGCCGCTTTGGCTGATCAATCCGTCGCAGGTCAGAATTTCCATCGTTAATGAGCCCTCAAGCTGATGTTCCCAGCGCATGGCACCGGTATGTGGAGCTTTTGGGCTTTCACCTGGTTGGCCTTCCTCTCCTTCCTGGAAGGCAGTTCGGCGTAACAGGCTTTGCAGGGCTGCTGGAGCACGCCACGGCTGCTGTAAAAGAACTCGCTGTCTTCCGGCCAGTAATCACCGCATTTGCTGCAGCGCCGTTCTTTTCCCAGTTCGGTGTGGATGGTCTTGGCAGCCATGCTTTTTACTCCTCAACAACCTGAGCCGGGCAGCCGTGCTGTTCCAGGTATTTGACGACGTCCTCCTCAAGGTCGTGAGTGATGTAGAGCGCTCCCAAAAGGAAGCTCAACACCATGAACAGGGCGATAAGAACGGACCGGTCAAACACGGAATACACGGTGCCCTACTCCTTTACGCGGTCGGTTTCTTGGTTTGGTCCTGGGGTTTCAGTTCCAGGGCTTTGAACGTGATCTTGCCGCCCTGGCCGGCTTTCATCTGGGCTTTCACGGTGAACATGGCTGGCAGGCGGTCGGCGTGGTTGCGCAGTTGGTCGATGTGCTTGTAGTCGCAGGCGATTTTCATCACTTCGTTGCCTACGCGGTTTTCGTCGTCGGCTTCTGCAGGGGCATAGGCCCACAAGGAGCCCCCTTTGTTGCCGTCGATGTCGTAGCGGGTAGCGCCGATAACCATCAGGTGAAGGTAGTTTTCCATGGTTTCTGTCCTCTTGGTTTCGTTTGGGTGTTGCTGTTTTTTCGGTTGTGTTGTCCGGCTGGGCCGGGGGTTTAATTCAGTCGTTTCTAGCGTTGAGGATCAGGACAACGAGAAGTCCTATCCCGACGCCAATCAGGTATTCAGTCATGGGTTGCGACCCCTTCGGGGCGGGCTCTACTCGCAAAGCTCCTGGCCACTAAGGTGGCCACCCTTACGGGTAACGATCCCTCTCGCCTGCCGCGCTCCGCTTGCCTCCTGTGCTCATGACTCGGAATCAAGGGGCGGCCGTCCTCCCCCGGCACCCTCACCACTCTTTCGGCGCACTGTGGGTCACTCAGTGACCGCCACAAGGCCAGGGGGCCACGGGCCCTGGCGCTGCGCGCCAGCCTTGCAGCGCTCACTGAGCGCCCCCCTTTTTGTGCGCGAGTGGTGACGATGACGGGGGCGGACTCGATGGCTCTTCAAGGGGGGCTTGAGGCCCAAAATTCGGGCACCCGGCCTCTAACCAACTGCGTAGGACGTTGCCTCCCAAGGTCCACAGGTCGGTGCCTCGGTGGATGGCTTCCTGTTGTAGTTGCAGGTAGATGGAGGACGGGGCGCTGACGTAGAAACGGCGCTCTTTGTCTTCCACCTGGTCTTTTCTCGGCGGTATGTAGCTCATCAAAGGGTCTCCGTGACGTTGGGTAAGTCCAGTTGGCCGCAGTCCCACGCGTCCCTCAGTTGGATGAGGCGGTCAAACGCCGGGCTGTGGTAGCCGCTGGCTTCCAGCTCCTGAATCAGAGCGTCGGTAAAGCCTGCTTTGCAGCGGGCTATGTAGTCGCACGGGTAGTCGGTGCGTACTTCCTGCAGGTGGCTCAACCTCTGCAGGAGGGTGGATAAAAGGCCTTCCAGGGTCGCTGGGGTGAGTGCAGAGGACGGGCGCGGGCCCTGGAAGGCAAAACTGGCTGCTTTGGTGGTCGGTGACAGGGTCATGCCGTGCCCTGGCTTCTGATATCGGGTCTTGATCATTGGATGCTGGCCTCCATCCGGACGGTGTGCATGAACGGGCTGATGGCGCGGGTCTGTGCGTAGGTGACGAAGGCGGATTCGGCCAGCTTGGCGTAGGCACAGAGCACGTTATCCAGCTGTTCAAAGGCGGCCGTCATGCCCTGGATCTTGATCAGGCAGTCGAAAGCGGTTTCCCGGTCGCCGTTGTCCAGCAGCTGCACGGCCACGTTAAACAGGGTGCGGACCTGGTGCTTTTTGAGTTCGCGAATAGAGGACGTCATGCGGCAGCCCTCAGTGCGTTGCAGGCCTGACCAACCGCCCAGGTGTTGAAGTCGCGGGTGTCTTCTTGCAGCAGGAATTCACTCCAGACATTGCTCAGGCGGATGCCGTACCAAAACAGGTCGGAGTCAATGCTCCGATAACGACGGGTCATCTCGGAAACCTGGCTGGCGCGGTCGATGGCCAATTCATAGTCGCCAACGCTCCAGGCGTCGCAGGCTTGCTGAAAGCGCTGACGCAGGTGGGTTTGCTTCTGGTTGTGAACGGCTGGTGTCAT